GTGGTTGTGGTTATGGTGAGTTTGTTGCCGTTTATGGTGTTGGTGGTTGGTTTGAGTCCGTTTGCGCTGTCGTTCCAGAGGATGATGTTGTTGTAGGTGGTTCCTTGTTGTATGTTTTCGCTGAAGGTAACTTTTATCTCTTGGTTTACGGGAACTGTTGAGCCGTTGGTGGGTATGACGTTTGTTATTGTGGGGTTTCTGTGCGAATTATCCAGCACCATCATCCGTTTAATTTTTATCATAACATAATCACTCCTTGGTTATGATATTTTTTAGTCTTGTAAGAATCCGAAACTCATTTTAAGGTCTGTTGCAGCCACAAACTCATGAGCACCAGTCGCAGCAATTGCGAGGTACAAGTTTTTATTTCCCACAGCCTCAACTACTTTAGATATGTTTATATCTGCAAAGGCTACACTTGCAACGGTGGTGTAATCGTATGTGTAGATTGGTATGCGGTGTATTACCTTGGAAACATCGGTACTTAGGGCTATGGGGGCTTGGTCGGTTAAAGTGGCTGCGGTGGGGTCAGCATTAAACAGTAACAGTTCTAATGCGGGTTTAGTGTTACTCACATCAATCACAGTCAAACTCTGCAAGACACCAGACCCTCCAATGACTCTCATAGCATCCGTAATGGTAACCTTACCACCAACACAATCCCCTGCTTCATACGCAGCGGTATCCACAGTAATAGTGGGAGATACAATCTTACTACTCCCACCAACCTCACCAAGGTGCAATTCACCAGCGGTTAATGTTAACCGGCCAGAACTATCAACTGCAACACGATTATCACTTGTTGCGTCTTTCAACTCCACAGCACCCAATTTGATGTTGCCCAAGGGATTACCCTCACCATCAACCACCACCACATAAGGACCAACAGTATCTCCTTTTAAACGTCTGTATCCACCATGTTCACCTTTATCTTCATCAAAATACATCGCATATACGCCTCCATCTCTCTTTTTTTTATTTAACCCAAATTAATCATACCAGCACTCTTATAACGTTGCTCCAGGAAGCCAGTCTGATAATTACCGATGCCCACACTATCATTTTCAAGCCTCCGAGGGTCTTTGGTAGTGGTGGTTATACGTGCACTGATCACCCCATAAATAGGGAGGTTGATCAAAACCACGTCCCCCAAATTATAATATTCCGAGGGTTTGTCTGCTAACTTTTTCAGATCCACAACCGTACAGGTAATATTGATCTCTGGTTCAAGGTATTGTCTTATAAAGTCTACACACTCCCAGTAAAGGTTGTATTTATTGTTTTCTGATGTATCAAAGGTGTATAATCGTGGGAATGTGCTTCCTCCACCTTCCTTTTCGTTAATGTAGTTATAATTCGCTACTATGTCACCAGTGTTATCACATTCAACAAAGTTCTCACCCGCACCTTTATTATAAGGAGGATACACTAGGGGGCCGTTCACAGGGTTTCCACTATCATCTTGGGTAACATATAATGGTATCTGTACACTGGTACTGATAGCCTGGTCCTCAAATGCCTTCATATTCTTATGAAACTCATCACTATCATTACTAGGCTGACCAACCGGGGCTGCTGCAATCCTTGTTGAACTCTCATTCACCTTCAACTCAATGTTCCGGGCATTATAGGCCATGTCTATGATTGTGGTGTGAGTGGTGCCTATACTGTCAAAATAGTCAATATATCTTATTATCTCCTTACTAACAGGGTTATATTCGTAACGGAATTGGAATTCTCCACCACGCTTTTCTTCAATCTTGCGGAGTATGGCCATTGCGGTTAATGCTCCACTATAATCTGTTGTCGTGGTGCTCCCGGGGCCGGTTAACACTCCAGGGGTGAAAAGGTCACCACAATACGTGTTAATGAAGCTACTGTTCACTGTCCAATTAAATGCACTGCTACGGAAAACCTTGTATTGTGATAATTCCGTGGCCACCTCCTCCGCATAACAGTTAATGGTGTTCTCTAAGTAATCGTACTCTATTTCACCCATAATAACATATAAACAGGGCACACCGTCGCAGGTTTCGGTTCTCCATATTTTATTGCCTGAAACAAGCCAATCCTTATATTTAGTGTGATCATCACTACCCGGGTCGAACATGGGGTAAGATAATTTGATGTTCCTTAATTTGTATAACTCTGCGTTTTCCTTAATTTCCACCCGGTCGGTGTCCAGGAAGCCCAGGAGGTTTTCATCCTGGGATAATATGGCGGTGGTTAGTTCCTTTTCAATCATTTAGTATCCCTCATGGAATGTTACCATTTGAACCACCCCACCCGTACATGTTAGGCTGTAGTTGGTGGTGAAATTAAACCATATGCTCTCTATATCCACGTATTGGGTGTAATCAGTGCCTGTGGTGTCAGTTACTGTTCTATCCTCACAATCAATTAAAAGAGTGGTGTTATCAGGGATGGTGTGGTTGATTGTTAAGCTCTGACCGCTTACATTGTCGAACACTGTTATACTGGCCGCACCACTGGCCAAAATAGTTACTATTGGTTTGACCTTGACAATACCATCATTACTCCCCACAGGCCCTGTTATTTTGGCCTCTGTGGTTAAGGCCACACCAGATTCAACAGTTAATGTCACTTCACATTCTATTGAAGCATACTTAATTTCAGTCTCTATGGATTCGCCCAGAATCACGTCATAACTCATATCAGGTTCAAAGTCAAGTATAAGGGGGTATGGAGTGGGTATGGATAAATTATTTCGGGTGTTGGTTAGCCATTGGTTGATGTTTCGGAGGATTTGTTTAGCCTCTGCCAGGGTATCACCCACCACTGCAAATATGATCTTTATCTCCTTACTCTTCAATGAATAGTTGACTATTGTTTCTCCATCCGATAATGGGAAGTTCACTGTTCCCACATCCCGATCAGGGCCTTCGGGAACCTCTATTTCTAAGACTCGTAGTTGATAGTTGCTGCTGTGGATGCCTTTAGCTGTGAATCCCGGAGTGTCCCCTGTCTGGTCTGTGACATAATATAAAACGAGAGAAATATTGCCATAACTTAATGTTTTTTCACTGAGGCCGGTGTTTTTGAACCTGATTTTAACTGTCAAGGTTTTTCCATCAATGTTTTTAGTTGTCAAACCCCACAAGTCCATCATGTCCCCAAAGGTGATTTGGCCGGTTCTACTGACAAAACTGGACATTGAATGGCTTACTGTTCCATCACTACTTTCTATTGTTACTTGCATTCCACTGTTACTTGCTCCGAAACTGTTAACTTTCACCTCTATCCCTGTATAGAAATTGAGGGGATTTGTGAATGCTGAGATAGGGACGTGGTACTCGTATTCAGCACTCATCCCCTCACTTTCTAGCGTGATATCTGAATAACTTGAATCGTTTAGGAGTGCTCCTGGTGTTTCTAGGAGGTTTTCCGGTGCACTGTATATTGTTTGGTATCCTTGGTATAACCCTATACCTGCCCAGCGGTCATCACATGCGGTGCTTATAGATTCATACTGCCCATACAACCTTATTGTGAGAGGGTTTGCTGAATCATATTGGAAGGGTAATATTAATTTCTGATATTGACTTTCCACACTTACTTTTTCACCAATGTATCTATTTCCCCCTACAATCAAATCCCCAGTGTTAATTTCCATATAATTGAAATCCGGAACACTGCTTCCTTCTAACACGATTGTTTCTAGCAAATAGTAAGTTATAGATTGTGTGCTATCTGTTGCTATGAAAGCATCAAGATAAACAGTGTTAGCCGGGGCTGTTCCCGTCACAGTGACCTCTTTAATCGAACCATCCAAAGTAATATTTGAAGAATAAAAGGTTTTTATGGTACTTACAACAATGTCCCTAAAAGCAAGATATACCCTTACTGTTCCTGAAGCTCCTGCAAATCTTAATTTAATAGTATATTCTTTTCCAGGGGTTGCGGGGGGTGCGTTTGCATATAATCTGTATCCCTCCGAAGCCCCTAAGCCATCAGTAACTATTTTTAAGCTTTTTGTTTTCCCCGTTTCAATATCGACAATATCATCCGAACTCGAAATCGTGGCCCCGAACCCTGAGAATTTTGACGTGTTTTTAAGTTTGCTTGTTGCGGTTGCAATGTTACCATCAACAAGATTATCAAACAAATCTTCATTAAGAACGCTCATACGGTTGTTATAAACCCCGTCATGGATTGCTCCAAGGGTGGAATCATTCACATAACCATACACCATTACGGTGTAGGTTTCCCCGTCTTGGAGATTAGCCAAAGTATTAACGTTTGTTACTGGAATGTCAGTGTAATAAATAGCCCCATCCGTATCTGTTGCTTGTATCGTACACGTAGAGGTTAAAGAATCACCAGTATCATTCAAAGTCACGGTTTGGCTTTGTGATCCGGTGGTGGTGCAAGTTACAATAATGTTAATACTGCATTCCTGGCCTTCCATGATAGGAGTCCATGTACTTGTATCTGTATTATACGTTCCATTGTCACTGTTCCATGTTTCAAGTGTAAACCCTGCGGGGATGGGTATGGACACGTTAAGGGCGTTGCCAGGGTCAACATTGTTAGTGCACTCTATTTTAATGTTATAGCTTAGTATGTCACCAACAAGGCCCTTATCATGTAGTGTGCTGGTGATAGCATAGGCTGGTATGTTATGGTCAACTGGGAGTATAAGAGGCGTACCATCAACCAGCCATAAGGTTCCGGTTCTTATGAGGTCTCCCTCATCACTTTTAAGGCCGCTTATTATCAGCCGTCCATCAGTTGTAAGATATACCATTATAATTATACTCCTTCTAATCTTTGTTTACCATCCTTCCAGTATTCTACGCTCACCAATAACTTTAATCCCACCATAAAATGATGTTCCATCGCCAGTAACCCCTATTGTGATAGTGGTGGGTTCCACAGGGGGTGTTTTTGTTGTGGATATGTTCCCACAATTAGCCGCGTAATAGCCCTCACTTCTTCTTATTAAATAATTTCCGAGGGAATTAATATACCCTACAACTCCCGGGTTAAGGTAAAGGGTGTGGTTGATTGCGAAATTAAAGTTTCCAGTAAGGGAACAATGTGCTAGTAGTGCATACGTCTTGGCTCCATAGCCACCCCCGATTTCAAAGTTAGCATTGTTAGCAATCCCACCATGATCGTAACAAGCACTCCAATTATGTGGAGTGTCCAAATCGTAGTATATCTGCCTCTTACCATTGTTAGCATTACAAAAACCAACAAGTTGTATATTGATGGTGTCATACTTGTTTGCAAGAAATTCCACATCCAAAGAAGCCACCGGAGAACCAGAGGGGATGTTATCTGCATAAATCACTTCGTAGGGGTTGCCAGCAACAAGATTATCCTGTATCATTTCCAGATCACCCCATCATATCCGAAGAATCTACTTCCCCCACTTACATTTTTAATTCTTAAGTATTGGGTGTTGGTCACTACCATACTTCTTTTCTGTATAGAACCACTGCCATAGTTCCCATCTATTTTAATGTTGTTGGTTCCATTACTAAGGTATAACTCCCAGTCATCACCAAAGTATAAGTTGAATATTTGCCACACCGCCCCGGCTCCGGGTTGTATGTTAAGGTATGCTCCGTTTGCCACACTATTATACGCGTTTACGTTGTCTCCTGCTGCCATATTATCAGTCCTCCATACATTTTATTTTTAAGGCCAATCCGACTCCACCTTTAACGGTGTTAAGGTGTGACCGTCAATCAAAACCGGAACACCCAAAGTAAGACTACAATTAGAAGGTGTGAATGGAGTTGTACTTTTAGGCTCCCCTATATCCGTATTAACTAAATTTCCAAGTACACCCCAACTGGTGGGGTTGTGTTCGTCCAATCCTGTCATGTTTATCCCATACTCCTTTTTATGTTACCATTTATACGTCCAAGGCCAATGTTAATCTCCTTCAACACACGTTCATCCTTAATTCCTTTAAGAAGTTGCTTAGCTATTTCAATATCACTGTTCCCTTGTGGTGTTCCTTTGAGGTTGATGTTAATTTCCACTACCTTACTTCCATCTCCACTAGCAGTTGATTTGTTAGTGCTCCCATTGAATCCGGGAGCTCCACTTTTCCAGTTAATCTTCTCTAATGCTTTGGCATCAGTTTTCATTTCAATGGGTAGGGTGTGACTTTTCTCAATAATGGCATCAATAGCTTTCTCAAGATATGATGGACTGTGAATACCCAATCCTGCCTTGAATCCATCCCATATCTGTTTACCAAGACTAGCCGCTGCATTGTATAGTTGCCCACCGGCACTTGCTAATTTATTATAAATCTGCATGAGAATATTCCAAACCCGTCCAGGTAAACCAGTGATAGCACCAACCAAACCAGTGAGAATCCTCGAACCTGCGGATCGAGCCATGCTAGCAGCACGACTTGCGAAGCTGGCAATGTAACTAATAGCACCCAAAAGAAGTCTCCATATTTTACCAGGTAATTGTTGAATGAACTGGATGACATTCTTAATGAAATTGCTCCCAGCTTGGATGGCATAGGCTCGGAGGGCTACACTCCATGCAATGGCTTTAAGAATGGTTAACCATAACCATGTCCAAACCCTGCCAGGTAATTGGTATAACCACATTCCAAGGTTGAGGATGAAGTTGATACCTGTGGTAATAACCCAACTAATCAATTGCCATCCTAACGTGTTAAGAGTGGTCATAACATCAAAACCAAACTTAAGGATGCTATCTATGGCAAATCCTAGGAATTCTGCAAACTTGCCAGGGATTTGTGGTAGGAATTCTATGAATGAGTTTAACATTCCCATAGCGGCCCTGGTGGCGGCTTGTATTAATTGGATTACAAATGTTCCAATACCACTCATAACCGCTCCAAGGACTTGGCCTATCATTTCCTGGAACGCAGCCCATGCCTGGCTCATGAACTCTGTTGCTGTTATGTTTCCACTTATCAGGTCAGCTAATAACCCTATAAATGTGGCTATGTAATTGACAAAGGCAGATATAACTCCACTGAGGGTGGTCCAAACAGCACTGAACGCCCCTGATAGGAAATTCCATAATATCTGTAACCCCACCATTAACTGAGCAATATAGGGGGCTAACACCTCCCCAATAACTCCTGCTAATTGGGATACTGCCCCCCATAACGCACCAAAGGCACCGCCCAGGGCTCCGAGTATTCCATTAGTCTCATTAGCTTTACCGCTAAGCCATCCGCCGAAGACTTGTTGCAATGCAGCCCATAATCTACCCAGGGCGGCGGTTATTGGTGCTAATGCTGTGGTCATACTGTTCCATGCTGCTATTAACACTCCACCTATGTAGCCTCCGACTTGGACGAGTATGTTCCAAACCCAGCCCAGGGCACCGACTAGGGCGTTCCACGCAGCTAATAATCCACCGTAGATGTAACCTCCTAATTGTTGTAGTGCACCCCATAACCAGTTAATGGCGTTACGGACGGTTTCGTTACTAGTATATAAATAAGCTAAGATTGCTATCAATGCTATTATCGCTATTACAACTATTCCAACAGGGTTAGCAGCTAATGCGGCGTTCCAAAGCCACTGGGCCACGGTAGCTATCTTAGTGGCTATCGTTCCCTCTGCCATGATAAAATTATACGCTTGTTGGGCTGCTCCCACTACTGCTAATGCGGCGGCTTTAGCATAACTCCAAACAGTGCTGGCTGCAGTGGCAACCTTATTTCGTACCTGGGCAAGAGTCAAAGCATTTTCTTCTGTTTTAACAATCCCTAAAAATATAGCTAATGATTTAAGCCCTCCAATCACACTACCCAAGATGGGTAATGCAATAGCAAAACCAGTTAAACCAGCAGCCACTAAAATCATACCACTAGTCAAACCCGGGAACTGCTGAGTCAAGGCCAGAAACCATTCCGCTGCCTTCTCAATATACGGTACAACCTGCTCACCAATAGTTTTACCAGCAGTACGGAAGGCCTTCTTAATTTTCTCAATCTTACCAGTGGTACTGTCCATCACACCATCAAGGTTAAGGTTTTTATCCAACACCTTAGCCAAAGCGGCGTTATATCCGTCCACGTCATCCTTAGCACCACTCCAACCCGCATCAATCAATGTCTGTTTAGTGATACCAAAATTGGTTTTGAGCATTTCAAACTCACCGTTCAAACCACGGAATGATGCAGTCATCAGCTCCTGAGCCATAGTAGTGTCTTTACCCATGAGGATGGCGGCTTGGCCCACCTTATCCACGGTAGGGGCAATCTTAGACAATTGATCAGTGGACATGCCAGTGCTGATCTTGATATTGTTCATAGCATTACCCAACTCGGATAATCCTACAACTGATTTGTTGGTGATCTGGTCCAACTGGTTCACAAGTTTATTAGCCGCCGAAGCACTGCCAGTCGTGGCGGTCATGAGGGTTAACATTTGCTCCCGAGCCATACCAAGCCCGATAGTGAGGTCATAAATACCAGCCATCCCGATCATGCCCACAGCACTGGTGATGATATTACCCATAGTGCCTAGTTTCTCATTGAGGCTGTCTATTTTGCTCCGGGCCATGTCCAGGCCACGGCCAATGCTACTACCAATACGGCTTCCAACTTCTGTTATTTTACTCTTCACAGTGTCAAATTTGGCTTTGAACGCTGTTACCTTACTGTTAGCACTTTCAAGGCTGCTGATAAATGAGCTTCCAAGGCGTGTTTGTTCAAGAGTGGTTTTAACTTTAGAAGCTGTTGCCCTAACTCTATTACCGGCATTGTTAGCGGTTTCCAACCCACGGCTGATGAGGTTTCCCATGCGTGTGCCACTGGATGCTAAACTCTCAATTTTAGCCTGGCTCTTCGAGAGATTCTGATAATGCTGTTGCTGTTTACTAGTCAACCTAGCATAAGCACTCATCCCAGATGATCCCATCTTCTGATATGATTGAGATAATCTTTCAGTGGATTGTGTGGCCTTCTTATGGGCAGAGTCTATCTTACTAGCGGCTCCCACAAATTTGCCACTTACTTTATCAGCGACTGTGGAGGCCTGATCCACTCCTTTGATAATGATTTCCATCAATGCAGACATCTTATAGAGCTCCGAAATATCGTAAATTAATAGGGGGTAATTAATGATTTATGAAAATAATAAAACAAACAATAATAACACTTAAAAAATAAAATAAAGGAAGGATAAAGGGGGAATGAACCCCTCTGCATGGCATTTTATCCTTTACTTTTAGGGTCGTTCAACTTGTTATGAACATAACCCTGGCTAAGACCAACCCACAACTCCTGCAAAGGAGTTAAGTCACCCTGACACATGGCGAGTTTATAACCAAAATGGTCATTCCATGCCATCTGCTGACCTTCACCCGTCTTCAGGAAAGGATTCCAATTCGCCCTTCAACTGTTTAGCCGCCTGGCTGGTTTCAGGTATGCCACTGATTGCGAGAATTTCACTGTAAATCTCGTCAACCGTGATCATTGCCAGTTCATGAACATCTTGCTCAGTCCATTTCTCACCATCCAGTATGGATAGGCCGTAGGTTAAGCATTTCACCTTAGCATCATACTCTGACTTGGACAGTTTGGCCAGGTCCATGTTCATGTTAAGGTTTTTCATAACCTCCTGACCCATAGCCTCCTTTTTGGCTCGGGGGTTAACATTCATACCCCCGGTCTGTATTTTGCCAAAGGCTTTACTCTCGATTTCCTGTACTTGCTGCCATTCCCTGCTGCTGATGGGTCTTATTCTCACCTCACCGTTAAGGCTGGGTATGTGTACATCGCTGGTTGCTTTTATTCCACCTTGTATTTCCTTTTTAGAAAGTACCAAATTATCATCCTCCACTTTCTTCTTCAGATACTACCACATACTCCACTTTCTCTTCAGTATCGGTTCCTTCGCTGTTAGTTGCTATGAGGGTGACAGTGTAAGTTCCAGCCTCTGTATAGGTGTGTTGTGGGCTGACAGTTGAAACATGGCTACTACCATCCCCGAAGTCCCAGTCATACACGTTACCCTCACCTGTCGAGGCATTGATGAATTGAACAGTTAATGGAGCTTCACCATTAAGTGGTGTTCCGCTGAATGCGGCCACGGGTTCAATTAACATATCCACACCGCCCGGTTTAATCTCTGGCATGTTATTTTCCAAGGTGCATACCACGGCAGCTAGAACTTCTGTATCGGCGTCTTTAAGTGTGGTGTTGGTGGTTGCTAATGATTTAAGTGTGATTTTGGGTTCAATAGGGTCACTGCCACTAGCATCATATTCAATAGTACATAAGTTGTCTGGGAAACTAATTGTAAGTTTCTCATCTGGACGTTCACAGGCACTTATAACCACCTTAAATGGTGCTGTGGTTAATTTACATGCGGATGGTTCGCTAGCTCCCTCTTCACCATATTCAAACATTTCAATATATTTCAGAGTGTCAGGTTCGAGGCTGGTTTCGATTTCCAGTTCATTCTCACGTTTACCTGCTATGGGTTTGGCCTGTACAAATCGACTGCCAATTCCTTTAGCCTTATCCACATCCAGGTTATTTTTCAGACTCCATTTGAAGCTTGAAATAACCCCTGCTGGCACCTCTCCATCGAATTCTAGGGCCACATCATAGAATGCTATGGGTATACTTGTTTCGATGAGCTTCAACTCGGTGGGGTCTGGCATTTCATCTACTTTGCTATCCTTACTCCCCACACCCTTAACACTGATAGTCATCCATTCGTCTGAGACTTCAATACTTATCTCATCAACCATGAACCCGGTCACTTCTTTGATGAAAAGGTCAAAGTGGCCGTACAGGGTTAGTGAGGGCAATAACATGTTGTTAAGGCCATAAATTTCATGAGTGTTCATAGCCCCTGCGGATCCTGCAGTGTAAACATATTCTCCCAGGGCGGCCTTTAGGAAGTGGCCAATGGTTTTCAGATCCACAACTCCTTCAAATTCTGGTTGTGGCACATACGCCCCGGGCCGTACGGTTCGTAGGTCACGGCTTAACCCGCTTTCTAATTCTAATGGCTCCCCATCTATTGATATACTGGATTTTGTGACTTCAATATGAAAATCCGGCGCACCAGCAGCAGGGGCTGTTCCATAATTTTCTTCTTCAACAACGCCTATAACACGTTGTAATTGCATTTCATCTGCCATGCTCTCTTTACCTCCATTTTCTAAAACTTTTTTTTCTAATTAAATTATATGATTATTTACCTACGTGTACAGTACAGCCATTGAATAGGATAAATAAAGTCAAAAACTATACTGGCGGCTGCAACAGATTCTGATTTTCCTTCAATCTGCAACACTCCAGCGGGGTTGAATGCACTGAACCTTATTGCTGTGAAAACCCGGTCAGGGTCTTCAGGTAATGCTTTCACCCTGTTAAAGTTTTTCAGTATGCTCGCCCCAGCCCTTGTTGCTAGGTTTCTGGCGGCGACCATCGTTTCTTCTATCCCATCACTGTCATAGGCTACACAAATAAATTCATAGGGTGTCTTCATAAAATTGGTTTGACTGAGGTTAGGTGATTTTCCTTCATCAGTGGTGGTGATTCCCTCCACTATCCAGATACTAGGGGGGTCTGGGACCACATCGGACATATTGGCTGGTAGAATTGTTTCCACTTCTTCCAATAATCCTCCCTCCACATTCTCAGTTGTGATATAGGATAAAACCGCCCGTGGTGGTGCGGCCATCCCTTCTTGTAATGGTAAACCTGTCATAATAACCCCTTAAACTCCATCGCTGCCCTTATAACGAACTCGTCGCCTCTTTTCTCTGTATCATTTATGCTTCTTTCAACAAACTTCCGGGGTCGTATCCCCTTAACTGACCTGACAACAACCTTAGCCCCTTTATAAGTGAATGCTAAAGCCTTCTTACTCTTAGGCCTTATCTTTTGGCCTCGTGGTCCATAAATGCCAGTACCATCATTCACAAAAGGAGTATACTTTTGTGGGGACCTTACCAGCCGGTTTAACATACTGTATCTTAATGGGAACCATCCACCCTGCATGTTTCCCTCATCAACTGGGCTGTTTTTCTTTAAATTTGCGATTAACTCCATCTGGGATAGGTCCATAGCACGGTTAACGACCTTCTGGGTTGTTCCCCTGGGTTCACCCTTCTTAAGAGTGGTGATAAGAGTGTAACCGGTAGGCATTTTTTAATCCTCATCTTCTTCTTCATCTTCGCCAGTGATTGCACTGAAATCTATTGACCCTGAAACCTTACTGCTAGTATGGATGTAGGGTTCCAGGTCGTCTTTCAATTCCTTTGTGAATATACCAGCACTGGATATTTCAACCCTCCAATCATTCACCTTTACCAAGGGTGTGTCACGGCGTGCCTGGCTAAGAGCAACCATATTAGCCGTCATCCTCTGACAAACACTACGGACAACATTCCATGACGTGGTCTCATCCACTGTGAATGTTCGATGGCAGTAACTGTCAATAAGGGCCATTGATTGTTGTATCCAATCAGTGATCAGTGTTTCAAGTGCCAGGTCTGGGTCCGCTTCTTTGTCAAGCTTCAGGCTTGAGGGTTTAACCCCTGTTAATCGGATGACCTCTAAGGCTGTGCAATAATCAGTCAATATGAACCGCCTCCAAAATAAAATAAAGATTATAATAAAACCCCTAAAAAAAAATAAAGGGGGGTTAAATTGATAGGGGTGTTTTTATTTATGCTGCTGCTACACCAGTGAACACGTCGTAATCAGTTCCGTTGGAAACACAGAGATATGAAACTCCCTCGGCAGCGGTGTCTTGTAACACGCCCACAAATCCAGCCCCCACAGTAGCTGCAGCTCCAAAGGCACTGGCACATTCAGCATTGGTAGGGGCGCCTGTGGTTTCAACAGCAGCATATTTGAGTGGTGCTATCATAGCAGCTCCGTCTATTTCGCCGTTACTGTTGATACTGGCCACTTCCGCATCTCCACTATCCGTCACTGAAACTTTTGTTGCAGCTGCATTATCACCAAGATTAATGACAACATTTTTATCCGCAGCTGCATTGGCCAGGGTTAGGTGAGATGCACTGGCAGCGGTTAAATCTCCAACCACGTCACCAGTTAAGTCACCAACAAACCCCCCACTGGCTGTTATTTGGCCGTTACTGTCTATTTCACAGACAGCCACAGCTCCGCTGTCATAAACTATTACGGCCCGGGCACCTGCGGCATCGGTAAGGGTAAGTTTGATGTCCTTCCCGGTTGCTCCGGCGATGGTTAAATCACTACCGGTGGTTGCGGTGATTGTGGATACTATGGCCTCTGTGAATGATATAACACCCACTGCGAGGCTGTTTTCCTGCATTTGTTCTATAAGTTTTTTAATTGCTCTAACTACGCTTAACATGCTAAAAATCCTCCAAAATCAAATAAAAAAGTAAAAACACCATCCCCTATGTTCATGGGGAGGGTGCTTCTATGTCTGGGAAGGCAGCAACAGCCATGTACTCATTGTAGTAGTGCACATCCCCACGGAGGGTGAGCACATACTCGGTTTTCTCACTGGCAGCGTGCCTGTCAGGTTCCATTCCAATCTGTCTCCAGAACCCACAAACCATATTGGCAGGGTTGGTTAACAGTGGAGTAGGGGTTTCATAGAGGGTTTGGGCTACGGTGTCATCCATGCTAGGGCAGTGCACAACAGGAATACCCTCATAGGCTAACTGTCGGAATCCCTGGACTGTGGTATCGCCCAATGGGGTTCCACGGCCTTTAAGCTCATCCTTGTACAGCTTTTCATACTCATAGGGTACGTAGAACCTCATCTGGTTCCTGTTTTTGATGAACTTTTTAGGTATGGCCTTAATCATGGCATCGAATAATGCTTCAATACCATCACTTTCAATGGTGTCAGCCAGGTCATAGACTTTGTAACCAGCTTTCGGAATCCAACCCTCAGTGGTGGATAAAAGGTCATCGGTTGCGTATAGTATGTTTTCACTATCCGCGAAGAGTGCCCAGGTTTCCAGGTCAGATCCAACCTGTTCACCAATCAACTCTAATAGGGTGTTGATGAATGCTTTGCCTTCAATGTTGTCTTCCAGTTCATCATCCTCAATCTCTGCCTGGGTTTTGAGTTTATGGGCTATGAGTTGGTTCTGGAATGTGGTGAAGGCCACTTTTTCATCATTTTCTAACTCCCTGGTAAGGCCACTGTCATCATATCCACTGTGTAGGACACGGCCGTCTATGGTGACACGGTCCAAGTTTTTGGTGTGGCTTTTCATTGTGATAATGGATGCTTCCCTCATCACAACCTGGTCCTCGGTAGCTTCCCTTAAGAATTTACCAGCCTGTTCTGGGTTGAGTATGGCCTTGTTAAAGGTTTGGATTGCCAGGGCTGATGCTTTGTTTGCAACTATATCATTTAGGGTTTGTACGTTTGAAATCATCTTTTATTCCCTCATTTCTCTTTTATTTTTTGTTTTGTGGGATGGGTCGTCCTCTTTTGGTTCGGCCCATGTAATGTTCAACTGATTTGAAGGCGGGGCCTTCTTTTTCAGTGTCATGGTTTTTCAGGGCTTTGCTTTTGCCTGATTCTTTGTCCTCTGATTTCTCAGATTTCTCATCTTTTTCTTTTTCTTCTTTTTTATCCGATTTATCGGATTTCTCATCTTCTTTGCCCTTAATTGCATTAAGGACTTCTTCTTTGAAATCATCAAAATCAGATTTCAACACATATTCAGGTTTAGATTCTGATTTCTCAGACTTCTCTTCTTTTTTACTTTCTTCAGTCACGTTATCGCCTCCAATATCGCCTTTTGCTTGGCTTATAAGTTCATTTAAAAGTTCAACTGCCTTTTCCAACACATTCTTGTTCTGTTTGGAAATACTCTGACCCTCCTTCAGGGTCACATCATCAATTTTAACACTGCAACTGTTATTAACACAGGGATTCTCCACGAGGGATACTGTGAACCCTACGGGGTCTTCCAAGTCTTTGATTAGCACTCTTGTTTTGTTTTTGAGTGTTGCCTTAAACTCTTCAGCTTTATCCTTGGATAATGCAGTCACAGAATAGGCTACTAAGCCTTTCTCTGCCTTAATCATTGTTTCAGGGTCTGTTATTTTACTCTTCACCACCCATGTACCCCGAGGGTAGCTGCGTTCCTGGCCGTCTATGCTTTTCATCGTTTTGGCTTCGTCTAGTAGCCATGATTCGACTGGGTCGCCTACGGTTTTGTTGGTCATGAAGTAGTTGTGGTCTTTGTCAACGAGTCGGTAGTTTAGTAGGTATTCGTGGGCCATTTTGGCCACTGTTTCGGGGCTGAGTGGTGTTTCGCCGTTGGCGGCGTCGCAGTCTGGTTCGCCAGGTATTAGTACGGTGCCTGTGAACATGACGTGGTCTTTTGCTTTTTCAACTTTGAGAATTCTTGTTTTGAGTGATGAGAATTCGTAGTTTTCGTTTTCTGTCAAAATAGATTCACCTCCATTTTAAAATTAATAGGTTCTTGTTATATCAATACACAAAAAAAGGGTAATGTGATGTTAAAACTCTAAAATATCCCTTGGAATCTTAAAGTTAGGAATACGCACAATATCAGATTCATGGAAATAAGGCATACCCATAGGAGCCATAAAACCCAAAGGCATTAAATAAGGAACAGTAGTGCACCGACAATGAATCCACTCACGAATACGGCCATTACGGTCACCAGGAAACATTAAACCATTCTCAAAAGGCTTACCCACCTGGACAATCTGACCATGCAAACCACGGTGACTATCCCGGACACGGCTGTCCTGACCCGTCCACCACTGATGATACTCCACGCCATAATCCTCATAAGTCTGGAAAGCACCCTGGTTCTGGGCACTGTTCAACTCAGTTCGGGCTATACGGCGGGCCTCATAAGTCTTGAGAGCATTGAATTCTTTCTTCAACTTCCTGGTAGCGTTCTGTATTCCCCATCCTTCCTGATAAGCTTCAGCCAGGATGTTAGTTATATTGTTCCGCACACGGTTCATAGTCCTGGCGGATGCTGTGAAAGTCTGATTCGCCAGGTTAGTGTACACGTTCTGATTAAAATCGGTTAAAGTTAACTGTTTACTACGGCTTAACTGGATGTTCAACAAGTCTATTGTGTTTTTACGGCCGTTCCTAAAAGCTTTAACATTATCATAAAGAATAGTGTCAACATATCGTGGTTCCATGTCAAATAATGGTTGTAAAATTTCCCGAGCCTGAAACTGTAACGCATCAGGGTCTCCAGCATGTTTAAGATATAATCTTAATGTTTTCTTCTCAGCTTCTGAGAAAAGTTTACCCAATTTACCAGCCAGGGCGTTCTCTGCGGCTAACCGCATTTGATACTCGGTTTCTAAGCCTGTTAAAAGCGTTCTTGATTGCCCTATCTTCCGTGCCATCCATGTCTTGGATTTCATCGCTATCGTCATCACTTTCACCCCCACCGAGCAAGTCATCCTCCAACCGTCCTAATACCTGACTAGTTCCTGGGGGTTCCATCCCTGTATTGGTGTGTACGCTGTCTAGTGGTTGGCCGTGGAGGTAATAATCATCAAGGTAAGGATTCCCGGGGTCATCTTTAAGTCCGAAACGTTCACTGAAGTATTGTATCATTTCACGTGGTGTCATGCTTGCTCTGTCAAAGAGTTGACCTGCTATTTGAATATCTTGGGCAACGTCTCTTATGTCTATCTCTGAAATTTTAAACTGCCAATCCTTAATTTCAAATTCATCACGTAGTAATCGGGTTATATCATACTCATCATCACTCTGAAGTGGCTCAACAACACTGTTCTTATAAATCCTTGTTGCTTCGCCAGTATTCGACCCTCCAAGTGCCCCGGTTTCATTGATACCTATACGGTAGGCGGGTACTCTGTGGGCGGCTAATATTTCATCCCGATTATCCTTACGGAAAAGTCTGAAGCTGGCTTCCTTAGTTTCAACACTCAATGGTTTTAATTCTATTTTAACATTACCCTCTTCACCCTCACTTGGTATTAAGACGGATACGGCACTGTGGGGGTTTTTCATAACCTCCTTAATCTGCTGACTAATCTTGTATTTGAGGGTTTTGGTTTCATCATACTCAGGGTCAGTGGGGTCTGTTATTCCGGAGTCAAAGTCACCACTTACCATGAGGGCGAATGCGGGCATACCATAATTTTTAAAGAATGCGGTGTTGTATTCAGCACGACTAAGGTCTCCGTATATTGCCCGTATGGCTGGTATGATTTTGGGCATGCCGTAGTAGTGTGATTTGGGGGTGTAATCCATCCTCCATAATAGTTCATTAGCCCGCTCGTCTGGGCCTAAACTGTTATATGGATGTATTTCTCCAGTATCTGCATGAACATCCACTGGACGGCCACGGTCATCTTTATTGCGTCCGTACAGTACGAACCAAACAGTTTTGGTGTTCACTTGTTGTTTAACCCGCATCCCATCTTTATGTCTTCGGAGGTGCTGGGCTGGTATATGTGATAGGTTGACTATGTTTGATTTGCTCCGTTTTTCACGTATAACTTCAATAACACCATACCCCATAGCCCTGCGGTCATAGTTACACTTGTATAAGATGGTGTTAATCCCATCCGTGATATTGTTAAGGAACTCTTCAGCACGCTTCTTACTAGCCTCAGAACTATCCGCACCTTCAACACCATTCAAAGTGTAACCCAAACCTCCAGCGTCCCGGGCGACCGTATCGCAACAGTCACTGTGGAAAGTGTTCAACTCCAATAACTCACATAACTGTTCTGGGTCGTATAATGGTTCGTGAAGTGAGTTGTAGTCAAAGCCATCAGTCTTTATCTGTTTACTACCCTCACTATCAACGTCAGCTTTGATAGCGTACTTATCCAGGACATCATTATCCACTATATCCCATGACCCGTCTTCCTTAGTGATTATGAAAGCGTCTGGGTTTCCTTTATTGCTCTTTTTAATCATACTACAACTTTCCTACGGGGCCGTAACCACCATCTTGCACTGCCTGTACTAACATCCACAATATGGTCTTCTCCACCTTCTTCACCTGTGAACTCAATCCACTGGTTTATGATGGTTTCAACATCCCTATGTGTTAACGATTCCTTGTCAAAGCGGACCCGATGGTCTTCACATAAAACTTCCAAGTCAAAGGCCCGGTCAGCTTTACTCTCCCGGACTTTATCAAGCCTGATTGTTTTACGCTGTTTTAACCTTTTATCCCGCCTTAAACGTGCTACTAATAGTTTGGTTCCGCTTCCGGGTTCCTGTTCAAAAATAGATTGGACGTTCTGTTCATCATTGCTAATTTGATAATATTTGTCAATCACGCCTTTGGCACTGTAAGGATAATTAACCAAAGGTCCTTTGAAAATAAGGGTTTTAGTTTCTTTATTATAGGTTGATTTGAGGCTGGCTGTCTTGTCTCCTTCTTCTCCACTACTAGCTGCATCCCAGTATCGTATTTCATTCTGTACTTTGAGATCAGATCCAACTACAAACAGATCCTCAAGGAGGTTACCATGCTCGTCTTTGAACCATATTGATTTGAAGATTTTACCCTCACGTTCCCTGGGTTGGCCCTGGTATAATGCTTCAAAACGGAAGCTTCCCATTTCACGTTGTATCTGTTCTAACTCGGATTCATTCTTAATCTGCCTGCATAGGGCCTCGCCGGGTTGTCTACCGAGAACGTCGTTTTCTTCTGCCAGGGCAGGGAGGTTTAACACAACCCATGTCCCGTTTGGTATGTTGCCCCCGTTTCGTAGGATGTGGAGGGCTTCTCTTGCATCAATGTGTGATTCTCCAGGGTCTTCATCGGTTAAACCATATAATATCTGACCTGCAAGGTCCTTCCTATTCAGGCGTTGTGCAATGTAACATATCCAGGGTGATTTGCCAGTGGCCAGGTCTGTATCAGCCCGTGTTTTAAATTCAGTGTAATACCAGTCATTCAGTTCTTGCTGGTGACTTTTGCGGTTTGCTTTGGTGAATCCCTTAGTAGGGTCATCTATGATCCCACCATTCATACCCTCACCTAACAGGCCTGTACCTATACCCCCGGTGAATAGGCCGCCGTCATGGCCTGATATGTCCCATCGGTATGCTGCGTTACTGGACTTGTCAAGTTCAACATCATTTTTTACGAGGACTCGTTCACCTTCTTCGGTTAGCATTTCGGAGACGAATAATTTTTTACCATACCTTTCTAGTAGTTGTTTGGTTATGCGTCCCCATTTCGCACTGAAACTGGCCCGGTGTGTTGCTAATATTATCCGGAGGTCTGGGAATGTGCCTAGGAACCATGTTAAAAAGTATTTGCTGATGAGCCAGGATTTACCATGTCTTGGTGGGCATAATACCATTAACCGGTTACACCTACCATTCACCATGTACATTAACAATTCAATAATCAGAATAAGATGTGGGAATGCTTTCCACCGTCCCTCGCTTGCCTCGATTGCGAATGTGCCAGGGCCTAATGGGAAACGGTCATCGACTACATCCCTGGGATTTGCCTGCGGCATTCAAAACCTCTAATTCATGCTTAATATGGTCTTCACTACAAATCAGACTACGGGTAACTTCATAGCGGCCTTCGCTCTGGACTTTGGTTTCATTGATTTCTGATGGTTCTCCAGCTGCTGTTTTACTCACTTTCTGAGCGGACTCCAATGCTTTACCCAGGTTCATCAACTGGTAACCCGGACTTTTCACACCCTTGATAACAGTCCCATCATTCAGGACTTTGAGGATTTGATCGCCGTCTAAAATCTTCTGAATCTCTCTAGTCACCGCCCTCCTAAGAAGATTAGCGGCCTTGTTAAACTGGTAATCTTCAACAACAATAGCCTCCGCTTCGGCTTCACTAATTTCCTCATCATTGCGATTCTTCTTTTCCTGAACCTTCTTGTGTACTTTATTTGCGTAGTCTTTGCGTCTTTGTTTCCAGTTGAGTTTTCCGACTTTTCTTCTTAGTGTGTTGTAGGAGACGTTATAGTGTTCTGCTACTTCTTTTACGTCTGGATATTGTTTTTTTCCTTCTTCGTCTCTGTATCCTCGCACTAGGTCGTTGTCTATTTGTTGTAAAAGTTTTTCTGTGATTGGTTTGTAATCTGTCATGGTGGTGATCATCCTTTGTGTTGTTGTGTCATTTTTGTGTCAAGTGTGTTTTTAGTGAGAGTCATAGTGAGGGGATGGTGATGTTTGCTAACCAGGTATAATTCCATGCACCGGTACTCATCCCTGGTGATGGGTTGGTCGATGCCTGGTGTTAGAACTGTCTTGAAAGCCATATTTATATCCCTAATATTATGGTTTTGCCTATGAATGTGATGAAAAATGTTATAATTGCTCCAATCGCCACGTACATCAACTTTTTAATATCACTAATACTCCGATCTTGGTTCTCATCATTCTTAGCAATCTCGACGACGGCTTTTTCAAGGTTGGTTACCCTGTCTGATAGTGTGGTGTCCACTTCCTCGCTTTTCTCTCCGATACTTTCAACTCGCTGTATTAGCCAGTCTTTCTCGTTTTTGGTGTAGTTATTGATGAGTTTCCTTTCGTCCAAGTCTTTGCGGAGTGATGATAGTTCCTTTGTGGTGGTGTCGAATGCTTGTTTTATTTTTTTGTCTCTGTGTTTTTCTTTGGCTTCGAGTTCTTTCCATAATGTGAATATGCGTTGTATGGTGTCTTTTTGGTGGCATTCTATTTCGTTGCCTTTTTCGTCGGTGAGTATGTGGGGGTGGTTGCTGGTGGTGGTTAGGGTCATTCATTATCAACTACTGTTATATTAATACAATAAAAAATAATAAAAAATAAATTATTTAGAAGGCTGTTAATGGTTTTTCAACATTTTTAAGGCGTTCCTTTATAAGATTAAAATAGGTGGGGGTAATTTCATAGCCAATATAATTACGGTTTAGGTTTTTACAGGCGTGAGCGGTTGTACCGCTTCCCATGAATGGGTCTAGGATTGTGTCTTGTGGGTTGCTGCTGTGTTTTATGATGTTTTCGATTATGAGTAATGGTTTGGGGGTTACATGCCCCTGTTTTGGTGTTATTTCATAGTTCCAAATAGAGTGATGGGTTTTTTGGTTGTTAAATGTGTATCGTAAGTCTTCATATTCACGGCGTAAGTCTTCATATTCACGGCGTATAAATCCATTATTCTTTAAAGGTAACTCACACAATTGTTGATATGTTTCTGGTGTAGGCATATCCCATTGACTACTTCCCCATCTAAAGGGATGATCAGCACATTGACCAATTAAATCAACTATTTCTTTTTTAGCTAATCCCAATGCTTCTTGGAAATCCTTAAAATACTGTCTAAGAGTAGTGAAATTATTTAAATCCAACTTAACAGTTGTTAACCCAGTTTCGTCTTGGAAAGTATAAAATAATAAATATTCAGCCATACTCCTATAATTACGATCCATATTAGATTTTATAACATTATCAAAATACCATTTCCGAGGACTTTCAACAAATCGTTTATTCCAGACAATTAACTGTTTAAACACGAAACTTGTTTCATCCTCTAAAAGACACATCAAACGACTAATCACAGGCATCTGATTATGAAACCAGTAAAAACTACCATTATCCTTTAAAACACGTTCACATTCACCAATCCACTCCATCATCCATGATAGGTAATCTTCTTGGCTTTTCCATTTATCCCATTCTGCTTTTTTAATATTGTATGGTGGGTCTGCGATGATTAAATCAACGCAGTTATCTGGTAGTGTTTTCATCCCTTTTATGCAGTCGGTGTTGTGGATTGTGTTTAATTTTAAAACCTTTATTCCCCCTTATATTAATACAATAAAAAATAATAAAAAATAAATGAATTGGATAGAGTGGGTTTTATGCTCCATCCTCTACTTCTGGGGCTTTGTTTCGTGGGTAGTAGGCATTATACACTACCATGAGTAGTGGTACTATGGCTACGAATCGGCTGTAATAGTCGCCTAGTAGTGGTTCTATGAGTCCGGGTTGTGCTAGTATTGCTGCGAATATTATCATTGCCCCGCTTATGATGTATGTGCTTATTTTTCCTTGATCCATCTTTATCTATCTCCATCTGTTCTGTTCGTATATTATTTGTAACACTTTCCATCCTATGAATAGTATTAAAAAGATTATTAGGATGTCAAAGGGGTTTATGCCGTGCATTGCATCCCCACTGTCCTTGGCTCTTCCTTAACGATTGGTTCGCTTGGCTCAACTGGTGGCTCTGGTGCTGGTGGCTCATCCACTATTGGTGGTTCCTCCACGGGTGGTTCCACTGGTGGTTCGGTTGGTGGTATTTCTTGACATGCGTAGGCACAACCAACAAGCATCACCACCCCTAATGCTGTTATTAAAAATCTTCTCATACACTATCCCCTCCAAATATTTAGGTTTTTATTCATGTTCCGAGTAAGAATAACTCCGGCCAACCTTTATCCATGTGGCTTTTTATTTTATCAGCCACTGTTGGCTTTTTAACACTTTCAACCGGAGCCGGCTCTGGTTTTGGTGGTGCTGGTTTGTTGGTTCGGGTTAACCAGTATCCTCGATGGTCATGGCTTTTACCGCACTGTGCGCAAAATTCTGGGGAATAGGGTTAATTATCCCTGATTTCCTATCCATGTCACACACAGAGCATGCCCATAACCCTTCAGGACTGGTATAGGCAGGGCCGCTGTACGCTCCCTGTTCAAAATACAGGTTCCCACCACAGTTTGGACACATGTCTACGAAGTAACTGGTTGTGTAACCATAATGTCCTACTCCACAACTGCATCGGGCTGTGGATCCTACTGTGTACCCATCATCGTAGACGTTGTATGCTCCCACATAACCAGCCGTCACGGTGGGTGTGGATGCCAAAAATAGTAAAAGTAGTAAAATATATCCCTTAATTTGATCACACTCCTGGTGTTATAGTAAATTTAGTATAATGTTATTGTATTGTTGCTATAACGGAGAGTGCCACTATCGTTTAGACTCCGATACGAGTACAGTCATACATAAATAATCACCTGTAATGCCGTATCCACATACTCATATTAAACAATTCAAGTTCGTTTTGTATTGTGAGGGGTCGTTCCACAAACAACCGTTCCTGTATGTTTAACTTGTAATACGCCCAATCGTAATCCTCTATAAATACAATACACAACCTATTTCTATTTTGGATTTGACTTTACAATTTTTAACTCCCACCAATTTTCCTCATCCTCAAAATGGATATATACTTCCCCATTTTCTCCCCATATTTGTATATCTTTACAAACATCCTCATTTAAACTCCAATAACCAATGTCATCATGATTAATTTCAAATGAAAACTCATCAATCATTATTTTTTGACATTTTTGTAAAGGTTCATCACAATATTTTTCTAAATTAGAAATATCAGTCCCATACAAATTATATCCAATTATATGGTTTGGGGGGGTTAAAAAAAGACGATCTAACTGTTTATAAATCCATAGCCAAATTTGTTGTTCATAATTACTCAAACTATTTTCCACCCTTATTGGTTGAACCATAAGTTGATTAAATCAGTCCTCATCCTCTGCAATTGATAATTCTCCCAGTACAACTCCACGGTTTCACGACGGAACATGCCTATCGGATTAAAACCACACGCAGTTAACTCGGATAAAACAGTCATAAATCAAAGCCTTCATATCCCCTTATACCATTCTCCATGAACTCAGTAGCATCCCGGAACTCACGCCGGAATGTTCCATTCAACTCTCGGAGGCTGATAATATCAAAGGACTCACGAGTATCATCAAAGATAAGCAAGCCATGAACATTAAAATTAGGGATGTCTGCATCCTCTAATGTTTCGAGTGATTCTAATCCTTTCAGAACCCTGTCAACATGTTTAATATAGTCTTTTAATTCCATAAAAAATCAACCAATAAAAAATAATTATTTTATGAACTACTTCCATAATGGAAACAGTTAATCCTCAAATGGACGACTACGCTGACAATGCCGGTCAATACACTGAATCATACACCTATAAAACGTGTGGTCATCATTCAAACATATTTTAAGAGTGTTAAGGTCGTAGCGTTGGAACACGTTCACAACACGCAATCCCGGGAATTCTCCGTGACACAACCAGAGGTATATCCTTTCTATGTATTTCAATCCATCATCATAACTCTGTGGGTGTGGTTGGATGTATATGCAGTGCTCACCACCACCCCGATATATTTTAAGGCATTTGTCGTGTTGTATTATCCGTTCAAGTCGTTCCATGCTTTCCAGGCTGGTATCTCTTAATCCGAACACACTCCACTATCTTTGATTTGATTATAATCATAACTCTTTGGAACTGCTAGGACACTGTTAATCACGGCTATCTCACCACAACACGGACAAAAAACAACCCCACCCTTATTCATGATGGTGGATTGCTTCCAACAATTATGACAAGAAACTTTGGTGATAATCATCCTTAATCATGCTCCTCTAAACACAGATCCCAAATACGATTAATAAAACACCGTTCAATCCGTTGAAACTCTGGACTGGAATCATCTCCTACATCACCATACTTTTTAAGATGATAATGGTGGGCTAACTCATGACCTAAAAGGTGTGCAATTCCATATCGGAGTATAGACGGTGCATTTCCATAAATATCAATCTTTTTATAAGTAGGACTGTAAGTGGCATCAGGAAGATAACATCGAATGTTGTTTATGTTTGCCTCAATATCTGGGTCATTGGTTAATTTTTTTAAAATATCATCCATCCAGCCCTTAATATTCAAACAACCCCCTCTCCTAAAAATTCATTTAAAATAAAAAATTAATTATAAATTTCATTCCAAACTAAAAAATAAACAATCTCACAACTCAATGGGTCGTTAAACCACCCTAATGAAGTACGTTTACCTTTATATCTTATTTGGCTTCTCCAACATCTCATCTCTGGATTTTTATCCTTTTGAAGAATAGCACTTGTAAAACCAAATAAACATTTGCCTCTTTGTTTTGTACTATTATCCTTTCTCAAATCCTTTGAACTTGCCATACTGGCCAACGAAACATTTTTTCTCCACTCTTCCGAAAATATGCGTTTTTTACCATACCAATATGCTTTCTCGCCTTTAGTAGCATCACTAATCTTTTTCTTTGTTTCTTCAGACATAGGTCTGCCTGTTCGGTATTCGCTCAATTTTCGTTTTGTTTCATTGGAAAGTTTTTTACCTGTATGAAATTCACTTAATCTTTGTTTTGCTTCTTTAGAAAGATGTTTTCCATAACTAGGAGATAGTTCTCCTCTCATTCCATACATTGGATTATTTTTTCCTTTAGTGGCTTTACTAATTTTTAATTTGTGTTCTTTGGTTAATTTTTTCCCAGTATGGGACCTACTCATTTTTAACCGAGATTCTAAAGGGATCTGACTATTATTTCCTCCAGGATAAATGTTATATCCTTTATTTGGATTTAAACAAGAATATTTATTAATATAATATTTTTCAGCATTGTTAAGTTCAGATTCTGAATTGAACCATGCAATTACACTAAATTTAAAATTAGATTGTCCATATTTATCATAAGCTCTTTGAAAGTGTTTATTTTTATGTGTTGAATTTTTTAATGAATTGAAATGTGCAAATCTTCTCACTTCTGGTTCTTTAGTCGTTTGGCCTATGTATAATTTACCATTAACCAAATTTTGGATCTGATAAATATATCCATACATTTTTTTAACTCCTGTAGATTCACGCCCTTAACTCTAATTTAATTGCCTTGTGATAGGCGTGGTGAGAGGCGGAGTTAAGAACACCTCTCACACAAGATAATATATGTTATAACTATTATTTAAACTTTTAGAAGCTCTGGGCATCGTTCATCTATATAAAAAATATTACTTTCAACTCTTAAATTCTTATCAATTGTGAGATAACAAAACGCCTCAGGTAAAGGTGGTAATTGCATTGCATCCGCATACGATCCCTGATATGAAACAAATCCACCACTAAAAACATAATGTTTGCGTTTTAAACCAATAGGGTTACTCGGATCAACTAATGGAAGGCTGAAATGTCCGCATCTGTGGTTATGCCCGTTAATTAGGATGTCGGCTTCTATTCCTCTGCTATCTCTTATTATTTTACTTTCTGCTGTGTAATGGTGCATTGAGGATCCTTTCCCATGAGCAACATACACTGTGAATGGTTTACCATTAACCATAAACTGGTCATAAAACTGATAGCAAGGAGTACACTTCAATTCATTAGCAATAATACGATTAATATCAATATCAAATTCTTTCTCTAATCTTATCTCATGGTTTCCCATGGTGCAACATTTCCAGTTATCAAACCATTTCAGGAAATCAACCGTGTATTCGATCTGGTCGTTTATGTTCATCTGTTGCCGGTAACTGCTATTTGCAAGGTGTTTAGTGGCTGATTCACACATATCTCCATTGAGATAGCCACGTGTGGGGTTTTTGGTGATTCTTTTTATTGTATCTCGCCAGTATTCTCTGAATAGTTCATTGTACTGCTCACTTCCAACATGTGCATCAGAATGAGGGATCAGATATAATTTATCTTTATCCTTCAACGTGTACCTATCCACAGACATCACCTTAACGGGTCATAATTGAGATGGTTCCGGTCAGCCAAAGACCTGCCACTCAAATTAAGACTCCCATAAGTAGCATAATAACTGAAACGATCACCCACTTGATGACAATACCGGTTCTCAAAGGGGTAACTTATCTGCACATGACCAGCCACATAACCAGGCGGGCCACTTAGGACTAATCCACATTTGGTGCATGTTATTTCATCACGTATATGGTCATATTCAAAGTCTTTGTGTCCTGTTTCACATTCAGGGCATTGGCTGTGCGTTACAAGTTTAAGTGTTTCCTCCCCACCGTTTATCGTTATAAATAGCTCCCCCATTGTAACTGATTATGTAATAAGAATGCTGGGAACATATTGGATGATTTCACATGACAATACCCCAATACACTCCCTTCAATTAAAGGTTTTACCATTTAGAACAGCATTTTTAATACTCGATTTTAATCTAAATTTTTGCATTTCCTTTAATATTTTCTCTGCTTCCACACTAAAATCATCACGTGGAGTCATACCAAGATTACCACTACCTAAAATCATCTTTTTATGTTTATAACCATAAGGACGTTTGTCATTCATCCTTTGCATTCTAATACGGGCTTTTTCACGGTGTCCCATCCTAGCACATTCATCACCACAGTATTTTTGGCGGTTACTTTTGGGATGGAACTCATTATCACAAATAGGACAAATCTTTATAATACCACCCCAAATTCCCGAAGTTGTAAAATAACTCCTGCTGATCCACAACCACACCACACATAAAAAAATTAAACATACATTTTGACCTCCCCTGTAAACCAAACATCATCATCCTGCAACCCTAAGTTATTCATAATATTTCTTAAACTATCTAATGGCGTGTCTTCACCTAATTTAATTACCACCATATCATAACCATCTTCCTTTACCAATCTAAACTCACCATATACTGGAAGTTCGTTATTAACAGCACCACTTATCATTTTTTTAAGTTTACTCCAAATGCTTCTTTCTTTTTGCATTTCACGTGGCGTTCCAACCATAATTGCCATATTTTTATTCCCCCTCTATCCTTTTAATCATAATAACTTTAATCCTCCAATCCCTCCAATCACTTCTTCTATATCTTTTTTATCACAAGGTCCTATTCCAACAGCAGTTAAAGTATTTGGTTCTATTTGGGTTTTACCTTCATCAAAAACCCAACTATATGGAATATCCTCATCGTCACATCTTTCAATAATATTTTCAAGTTCCTTTTCTGATTGTACTTTCAGAACAATTTTAACCTCATTAAAATTATAAACCCAATTATCTCTCATCTTTTTAGGTGTTGCCCAATATGCTCTAAGACTTGCATGAGCCACTTGACCTGCTATCTTCCCACAACTCATCTTTAAATCTTTTCTTACTATTATTGCTTGTTTCATATTTTTCATTCCCCTTTTTTTTATATTTTTACTCCTTGGATTGTGAGTAGCCTGTCACGTTCCTTCTCCAACCGTCTTAAACCCTCACGGAATGCAACATATTTAGGGCTTCCCACAGTACAAGCCTCCATCCACCATGTTACCACTTCTATTTCGTGTGTTAATTCTTGCAGTCGGTTCTCGTTCACGTTTGGCATACCACTCATATTTTTCATTCCCCCTTCTCCTCTTCCTTTATTATTGCATATTGTCTTAGCTCTGCCTCGTCATCCCCACGACCCCAATTATACTCGAGATAGTGGAGGTGATGGCAAAACATCCTCACACTATCCATCCTTTTATTCATTTATATCACCCCATTAAATCCGTCAAATCAATACTGTAACCATCATCAGGGCCAAATAATAAATCCAAATACAATCTCCGACAAAACCATGATAATTGATAACTCATCTTATTCCTCCTCTACTTCTTGTTTTTTGTATAACTCGACAAACTCATACTCCCCAGGATCGTTCATGCAGCGTAGTATCCATTCGGCATGTTCACACCCCTCCACCGGGATGTAATGACAATGTCCGGTGAGTTTATTCCGGTACTTTGCAAGTAGCCAAGTCATCACACACCACCCCTACCCGTGCCCGTGCTTTGGCTTTTTCATAACAGTCTACATGGTACACGCCAAACCGTATATTCTCCTTCTTGCTTGTTTCAACATCCACCAGGACATAGTCGTGTGGGGGCATGATATTCACACTACACCCACAACCAGGACAACCCATAATTATCATTCCTCCTTTATTAATTCCGGATTCTCATAAATATTGCCTTCTACCTTTGGATTTTTAATGTTGAATAAAAGACATCCTCTTGCATTTTTATCAAAGGGAATTGTGCTTTTAGCTTCCCAACAACCATCTCTCATATTTACAATGAAATAATAAAAATGTCCGTTCCATATTGAAGAGTCTTCGCTGATTATGTCGCCTTCGTAAATCTCCCTGCCATCCCTGTCCTTCAAACCTGTATATTCAAGTAATACAAATCTCTGACGTGGGTAAGGATTTTGGATTCCTTCAATGTTTTCTTCCTTCTTAAAAAATAAAATCCAATCTCCAGGTTCATCTCCACTTTTACCTAAAAACTCATCTCTCATTTCTTGTAGTTCTATATCCCATGCTCTGTATTTTATTTCTCTCATAAACACATCCCCTCCATCTTTTTTTTAACTAAAACTTGTTCCAATATGCTCATAATTCCATTCACGACTTCCAACCAATCCCATAAACTCATAATAAGTGTAACACTTGTTTAACTCATCAACAACAATCAACCCTGTGTTATCCTTGAATTTTTGGATTAATTCTTGTGGAGTTATAGCCCAAATAAATTCTCCTTTTGGCTTTTTAAAGACAGATTTACCTATATGGATTAAGTCTTCCATTGGCAGTCGGTTTCGTTTATGAATATAATAATTAGTTCCCATACACACATCCCCTCACTTTTTCTACTTCGTTATTCACATATACCGAACTACAAATCTTCTTTTAAAGGGCACCGTTTAGGAAAACCATGTAATTGTTTTTTAAACTCTTTGTGTTTGTCGAAGTCGAACATAACATCCGTATCATCATACCAAGATGCTCTCCAAATGATGAAATTCAGCTTATTGCAGGCCCTGCCTCTAACATTGTCCCTTAAATCTTTATCAGGATCATACCAGCATTCTAGTTGTGGCCCTCCAAATGAAGTTCCAAAATACTCTCTGAAATTATATCCAAGATACGATTCCATGATTGGAATACAATTTTCTTGACCATGATCATTGAATGGACAATCACAGCATCGATTAATTATAAATTTCTTTTCCATTTATATCCCCTCCATTTCTATTTCGTTTAACACATATATACCTAACTAAACATCCTCTAAATCTTTTTTTACGAACCATTCCTTGAGGTACAGGGTGGTGTGGCATTTGTTCATGCACTGCACTTCATTATTTTTGGGTGCACCAAACACTCGCATCCACGCCCCACACTCAGGGCATATACAATCCGTCCACCTATCCCTCTCCGTCGCAACCATCACAACACACCATCCTCTTCAACTCACCTTTTCCATTCATAAGAAAATTTTTTAAAAATCTTATGAGATTCATAAAAGTTAATATCAAACCATTTCATATTCCACCCATTCATAATATTTGTGGAAATAGTCTTTGTCACGTTTGATGCTGATTCTCATATCATCTAAAAATATCATAATATTTCCCTCAATTTTATTATGTTGGTACTGAGAATACCAAAAATACCGATCCCAACTTTTCTCTCTTACTACCTGTGTACCAAGCACACCCACAAAAATTGGTATTTTTGGTACACAGAATACCAAACCCATTCATATCACCACATCCTCCCAAGGAACACACCTCTTATCAACCCTATCCCCCACACGATTCATATCAAAATAGACAAAATTATTCAACCATTCACGCCCAGCATCATCCAACCACACATGACCAGCCACATACTTCTCAATATAATTATCCACATCCTCACGGTCAAAAACCATACCCCCACTGGACACAAATTCATTCAAAGGGTCAAAACCCATAATACGATCATTGTTCCCAGTCTTGGTGTCATGAGCCTTAACCACTACCAATCCAACATCAATCAGTTGATCAATGTATTCACTAATCTTTTTCTTGTCAAAACTACGTTGATTAGCATTAACCTTACCCCTAACACTTTTAATCGTGAACAGTGACCTCCAATCACTGTCAAAGGTGGGTTCTGTCATGCAGGTTAACTCATCCCATTCCTCATCATCTCGACTCGTAACCCTGACCTGACCTTTACGGTTTTTGGATTTCATCCATGTATAGAAGTTCATAGCCTCAACAGATACACCCACATTAACCCTGAATAGTTTTTCAAATAGGAGAATGTCAGTCATGCTCACAACATAAATCACCCTACTATCATCTAATGTGTATTTCTGTTTGGGATTGTCATTATAAAGCACAATAACTTTAACCAGTGCGTTTATCTGTTCCCTTGCCCTTTTAGGTTCTGGGAGGCGGTTAGTCCATTTAATAATCGATTCATAATATGGATTGATTAAATCAAATTCCAGTTCCCGGTACTTTTCAATACAATGATAAATCATCCCCTTCAACAGTTCAGCCTCTTCCATAATGTTTTTCCGTTTAATATTCGTGGAGGTGAGGGTGCTCATGTATCGGCTGTACTCGTCAAACACTTTCATATCATCTAAAGGATTTAGGCTAATAGTACGGCTAACATGTTGTGCATCGGTTAACTCATGGATAGTAGTAAATATAATACTACAATGCCCCTTAATCTCTTCAAGTACCATCTCATTCGGGCCGTTCTTTTCCAGTTTCTCCATCTTACGCCGTGTAGCACCAGCCTTATCACTATATAACCGTTTACCAATGTTGAATAAATCCTCATTACGTTCCAAATCCCTTTCACTACCCATATCTCCAAGGGCTAAAAGTTTACGGTCAAAAAAGTAAGGATTCATTTCAGCCTGAGCATACAATGCGGGTAGGCTGCTCTCACCATAAATCACATTGCTCTCTGGGATCATGGCAAGTATGCTTTCTTCAATTTTACTCTTACCACTACCAGCAGCACCTATGATCTGAATCCATATCGGTAAGAAGCCCCATAGTGTGGATGTAGCTGCTAACACACCAGCAGTTATATTCATACTTTCTTTTGCTGCAAACCATGAACTCAGATTAACAAGGTGTTCTATGGGAGTCATGTTTAAATCATCTAACAAGTCATGATACTTGTGATATTTTTCCTCGGCATCATCCTTCATCTGCTGTTCTAATTCTTTAATTTCATCCTCTGCATTTTTAGCCTGATCATCCATGAATTTATCAAAACTAATTTGCAACTTATCCAAAGCTTCCTCTACCTTAACCATATACGCATTTTCAGCAACACCCATCTCCTGGAAGTATTTTAGGATTGTGGAATGGCTTTTAATCATCCTTTTAAATTGGATGAAAACATGACTGCGGGGGGTTATTGTGCTGATATTCCCCTTTGGTATTCGTTTTTTTGTTAATACCGCACCCCTTTCTTCTTTATCATTTTTTAAATACAAACGGCAGTATAGGGTGTTTTCCTCCGTGTCATAGGTTATGCAATATTCGCTTTTTCCTATTTGGCTAATAAACTCCGTAATATTCACCCCCATCCTTTTATTAAAAAAAAGTGGGTGTGGTAGATCCCTGGGTTAGATTAGTAGTTCCAGGGCCTCCACATAATGCTTCTTAGTGATACTATTATCAGCCTGTTGCACCTTCAACTCTGCAACAACACCCTTAACCGTGGGTTGTTCACCCATATCAGTTAGGCTGGCAACAATGTCCTTAATAGTAGGGTTCTGTTTTACGGCTTGTTTGATCACGTTTTTGTCATTGGATGAATCACCATCTGTGGTGTTTTCATCCGGTTGTAACTTTTTTTGACCAACAACCATCACCTGTATAGCATCAACCATTTTACCCTGGAAGTTACGTTTAACTGGTAGTAGTTGGATTGTGTTACCTTCCCAGTCGTCGGTTTCGTTCCCTAAGCTGTCTTGTAGTATTCTGGCGTTGGTCACGTTTAGTGGTAGTAGTTCGTCCATGTCTTCAAAGTGTATTACTAGTTTTTTGTCTTCTCTTATTTCCATTAATTCTACGGTTGCTATTTTGATGTCTGTTTGGTATAAGTCGAGTTCTTCGGCTATTTTTGCGGATAGGAATTGTCCTCCGCTGTTGTATACATCGCTTACTTTTACCATAGTTATTCACCTCTCCATTTCCATTATGTTGTTAGCCCACAATTCGGGGCATAAAAATTAAGATGTTTTACTCCACAAATCTGATTTTTTAATACCAAATTTTTCTTTAAACCCTTCAACATTAACATAAAGCCACCGCAAATAGGGTTTATCACTGTTTAATACTTCCTGTAAAGTATAACCCTTGTATTTTCCAAAATCAATTATATTATCACCTATGCCTTCAAATGAAGTTAAAAAGGAGTGTGATAATTGTAAATTAGTAAAATAGTCAACCAATTTATGATAATGAGGGTTTATGTTTGATATTACAATTGTAAAATCATCCCACTCAGATTCTGAGAAATTCATACCCCCTATGATTGCCCCGTTCTCTGTTATAAATAGTTTTGCGTGTGATTCTGTTATAAATCGGAAATTGATGTTAGGGTGATGGTCTATGAGTTTGTTGTAGTGTGCTTTGGCTCCTTGACTTTTTTTGATGCAGTGTTCACATCCTGGATGGCATTCTTTAAAGTAATAAGAGATTATTACGTCTATTTTTTTGTCTTTGTATGTTTCAAAGAATTTTTGTATGGATTCGCTTTCATGTATTCCGAATGTGATTATTTTAATCCATCTGCTGTTGTCTGCTAATTCTTCAGCGGCTTTCAGATAATCTTCAAATGTTGTGATAAGTGTCATATTTTTCACTTCCCGGTGCTGCTAATCAAGATGTCGGGTTTGTTCATCCATAACAGTGCTGTGTATGTACGTTTTAGGTTGTCACGTTCTAACTGTAATTGTGTGACTTGTTCTCGTAGTTCCTGGGTGCACTCATGGATATAGGCTTCTCGTTGTCGTTGGTTTGTGATGCCTCGTTCTTTCTTCAAAACATCCCAATCAGCGTGTAGGTAGAGGCTGTCCTCCTTTTGGAGTAACGCTTCATTGTTATTTCGGTATAATGTTTCAACCCTTTCCAAATCATCTAACACTTCGAAGATGTCCATCATTTAGAATTCCCCCATTCCCTAATAACTTGCCATGCTGTCTTCTTAGTTAACCCTAATTGTCGGCTTTTATGGTAGATTGCACCCTCACCACGCCCTAATGCTTGGCTGATTTCCTTAACGGTGCAGCCTTCCTTTTTCATTTCTTCTAATTGTCTTAGTTCCTTTTCATCCCATTCCGTGTAAGGACGACCCATAACCTATTCCCCCTTTTTGTAGTCTTTATCCAGCCACATCCAAGCCAATTCATCAGATAAGTGTTCTCTTTCGCTTGGTGTGAGGTGGTCTATTTTCATCACAATCTCCTCCAAAATTTTATCATCGGTTCGGCATTTGTGGAGTTGTGATTGTCTTTGCCAGAATTCGAGGATTGTTGTAGTCATATTTAGCTCTCCTCTGGTGTTGTGTTCCTGGCTATGATGTGCATGATTTCATGAGCCTTATTTTCAGGATTGCCTACCGGTAATCCTTCCAGGTATTCGGTTATTTCGCCTAAGAGTTTGTTGCCTAATCTTATTTTTAGATCCATCATTCTTCATCCCCTCCTGCCAGGTATTCGTCGCCTGCCAGGTAGTCGAAAGCTTCGCAGATGAGGTTGTAAACTGTGTCACGGTTTCCGAGGTCGATTTTCTTTTCATCAGCCATTTTAGATGCCCCCTCGTAGTATGGGCATTGTGGGGTTCTGTGTAACCCACATGAATATGATTAGGCAGGTGAATACTGTGAGCAACGTTAAAACAAATGGAATATATGGTTGTGCTCTTTCGTACATGGACGGCTTAGACGCTCCTAATAAGTTAACATAGTGATGATGCTTCCTCATCAGTCATCACCCCTTGAACCGTCTGGAAGGATAGTGTAATGGTTTGTTATTGCATCTTCAAGGTTTGCACCTTCAAGGTTTGCACCTTCAAGGTTTGCACCTATAAGGTTTGCACCTTCAAGGTTTGCACAGTAAAGGTTTGCACCTTCAAGGTTTGCACCTATAAGGTTTGCACGTATAATGTTTGCACATTCAAGGTTTGCACATTCAAGGTTTGCACATTCAAGGTTTGCACCTTCAAGGTTTGCACCTTCAAGTTGCTCTGTACTGTGTTGCATAAAAAAAGGTTGTGCAACACTAAACGCCACACTCCAAACCTCTGCGGGTGGTTGCTCACCAAAACATCCATTTGCAAGTGGTAAACTCCTAGCCCCCCTGTCATAAACCATGTTGGCAGGGTATAATAATTCAAACCTGTAAGGCTCAATTATACCAAGGCGTAGGTTTTCATTTTCCTTACAGAGGATGTCGTGGTGTTTTTCACCATTGCAGAGTCCTTTTAGTCTGCCATTTTCCTCCCATACTAGGACTGCTATTCCATTACACATCAGTCATCACCCCCATAACATAATCGTCTGTTATGTCCATGTGCTTTATATTCATCCATGAACATATCACTCCAGTTCTTTATTTTTTGTTTCCTGGCTTCTGCCACGTCTGCTTCTCTTTCTTCTACCGGTTTACGGTACCAATCAAAAATTCCAGACATACACTTTTCCCTCCTTTAAAAAAAAAGGCCAAGACACGGATTTTAGTCCTGGATTAATTCCAGGGGCCGTGCTTGGCCTAAATTCCCTCCTATCTGCCATGCACCGGTCTGCCATATATCCCGGTACATTTTAGTTGAACCTTGAAAAGTAACCTCAAGATCCTTAATAATAATGGTTTCATGGTTTCCCATATCGTTAATGGGACCATCCAGGTACTCTCTGTTGAGTACCTTCACTTCTGCCTCGCCATTTAAGACGAGGTGATGTAGCTGGTTTGTGTTTTTTATCATTCTTTTCCCTCCTTTCTCCTTTATCCTCCTATAAACATTGTTATAGGAGAAAAGAGGGCCTTATAAAAAAAGCCCCCTCAATGGCAAGAAGATAATTTAGTACCTCTTGACAGTTATTGTTAAGTTGTTGCTTATATATATACTTTGTTATTTTGTCAGAAATGGTCGATAAAAAAAACCCCCTAAACTTATACAAGTAAATGTATAAAGATAGGGGTTGTTGTATTGGTTGTCAAAATGGGGGTTATTGCTTTTCACGTTAAGGTTTATAGAAGACCATCACACTTTTTTGTCCTTTGACTTGGTTGATTGCATTGGTAATCTGCGTATAGGTGAACTCCTTAACACCCTTAGTTGGATCTGCAACCCTCACCCGCTGGGTTTTGGGGTTGATTCCCACTAGGAAGATGTAGTGTCCATAGTTATGTGTCCATACTTTGTTTCCGTCTGCGTCTTTGGATAGTGCGGGGTAGGTTTGTATGTGGAGTATGATTTCACAATTGTTTTTTAACTTCTTAATTATGCCGTCAAAGCCAATATCGGATAAATAATACTCTGCTATGTCTAGTTTAGGGTATAATTTACGCATTGCATTGTATAGTTGTTGGTGGCTTGTTCCATCCGTATTAGTACCCGCCAGGGATGCTATTTGTTTCTCACTGAAAGTTAATCCTAGGGCACTGAATACCATTTGGGCAGATGAAGGTCCACAGGTATAGCTGGTGTCTTGGTAGTCTTGTTTGTATAAGCCTGTTAACACCCAATCGCTTGTTGGTGTGGGTAATGGTGGTAGTGGTGTGGGAGTGTCGCATGGAAATTTAACAACACAAACATAGTTAGGTTGTCGTCCATACCGTTTCCAGTACCCATCAAAACGTAGTTGCATGTCCCGGAACCGTTCACGGGATACATAGTCACCGGTGCCGCCGGGTTTAATGTAGATGATACGTGGTTCCTTTTTATATTTCTTTTTCCATGCTGCCATCCTTTGGTACATGTCTAGGTACACATCTTTCATGATTTTCTTGTTAATGTTGCTTATGTTGGTCATACTTTCACCCCGTCCAAGTTAAATTCTTAGTCATCTGTATCAACCTCTCCATCCCATCCTTGTCTTACTATTGGTTGCCCAGTGAATCCCCATGCTTCGAGTTGTTGTTGCCATAATGCCTTATCTATATGGTATAGTGGTTTGTTTTGTGGTGTGCTGGTGGGGTCATAGGCATAGCCACGGTATTCTACATATACATGGCTGTATCCACCAGTTTTGTGGGGTATGCTTACGGTGTAGAGTTCTCCGGTTTTGTCATATTTTCTTATATATGTTTTGAGCAATTCGCTTTTTTGTCGGCACTGATATTCACTGTATGGGAGGTTGTGTATGCGTGTGAACTCTTCCCGTAGCATCTTGTCTGTTAAATTGTTCTCCCGCTGATTAACAGTGGTGTTAGTGTTGGTGGTGTTGGTGGTGTTGTTTAGGATTGCACCAGTCGTAAATAAGACTAATACAATGATGGTTATCACTAATAGTATTGTTTTAATGTTCAAAAAAAAAGCACCCCTAATTTAATCTGTAATCTGATTTTTTAGGTTGGTTATTCTGGGGTTGTCTCTACTGTGAATGTGGAGGTGAATGGGTTTTGTAGTGGGTTGCCTGCTAGGTCTTGGATGCTTTTTGTGGGTATTTTTAGGGTGTATGTGT